TAAGATAAAACACCCTTAGTGCTTTTCATCTAAGTAAAACATCCTTAGTGTTTTAACTGACAAGATTCTCCTTAGATACTATTATAACACTTCTTTGTCTCTTTGTCAATACCTTTGTAAGATATATTTTAGGATGTCTTAGCCCCTTCGGGGAGCACACCTAGGACATCTTAGACAGCCCTTCGGGCGGGCATCTCCGACATACACTTTCACTTAACTTATCCGTATAACTTTAATGGGGACAGAGTCGTTACTAAACTGTTGATTCTAAAGGTATTCTCTTTTGTCACGTTAGAGGTAACTTTTCTTGCTTTTTAGTTACTTTTGAGCTATTGCTTGTTTTTTCTTTTTAGGAATCTCTGTGGGTTCCGTTAAAGAATTCTTTGAAGGTCACCCATGCCCCCCTATTGAGGTTAGTGAGTGTTCACTTCGGAGCTAAGTTAGTAAGTATTCACTCCGAAGGTGCTTTGAAGGTGCTCCAGTGAGTGAGTGTATGAGGCTATGAAGGATCCTATATAGGACAATAAAGCATAGGGAAATATATAGGACTCACAAGGTATCGACAATATTTCACTATATGAAATACTTTAGATACTTAGGGTTTATCCTAGTATACATTGCCTAAAATGAGCCGTTAAATACTGTAAGCATTAAGCAATTGCATTGTGAATATATTTATTAAACTAAGGGTAAACACCTATTGTATTGTGCTTGAAATTGCCTAAAATTAGTATCTAGATCAACAACACTTGAAGGGAATTACCATGAATAAAGCACCTAATTACGTAGTCGTTGAGACCTTCGCACGTCGTGCAAGTGCTGAAGCATTCTGCCAAAAATTTAACGTTAGCTATCTAGACGTTATATTTGACCATGGCGGCTTAGGTCTCGAAGCACGAGCGTATGATGATGTAAGCTTGCAAGGGATCACTGAAGATCAACAAAAAGCTTTAATCGCTCATTTAACCCGTAACATTAAATAAAGGTAATCCCATGTCAAATAAACTAAAAAGCTTCATTCTAACCGGCTTCACTCTATATAGTATTGCCGTTACTGTTGTTTATATTGTTGTTTACTTATAAGGATCTACCATGAAAAATATCAAATTAAAGCGTATTCCCTTGATCTCAATCGACACAAATGCCAAAACAGTTAAGGGGCAAAAAGAGGGTTTTTTGACTGGCATTCTATACATGGCACCGGCAAACCTAAGCGGCTATAACACTTGTGCCATGGCTTCAATCGCTCAATGCGATATCGCTTGCTTAAATACAGCAGGTCTCGGCGGAGTCTATACAAGCATTCAAGAGGCTAGAATCAAAAAAGCACGATTGTATTTTGAAGATCGTGATCTATTTATGCACAATATTGTTTTGGATATTAAAAAGCTTATTAAAAAAGCCAGTGAGAAGGGTTTTATCCCTTTAGTTCGCTTAAATGGGACGTCCGATATCAAATGGGAAAATATACCCTTAACAGTGGACGGAGTAGACTATCCTAATATCATGAGCGTATTCCCTGAAATACAATTTTATGACTACACCAAAATTGCCAATAGAGTAGATCTACCAAAAAATTATGATCTCACCTTCTCTTATAGTGGTGTATTGAAATATCAAAAGTATGTCAATATTGCAATGCAAAATAAAATGAGAATCGCTGTAGTATTTAGATCTGAAAAGCTTATCCCTAAAAAATTCTTAGGGTTAGATTGTATCTCCGGTGATAATACGGATATCCGCCATATTGAAGCCGGCAATATCATTGTCGCATTATACGCTAAGGGTAAAGCCAAAAAAGATCAAACCGGATTTGTAGTGGATCACGTAAAGCCAGTATTTAATTTAACTGTATCAAACTAAAAAGGGAATTAAAAAATGAAAACTCAAATTTTAACTGTGAATTTTAAGGATTTAAATTTAATTGTCAGTAAAAGTAAGGAAGAGTGGATAAACGAACTCACTGAGCATATGCTAGAGCTTGCTTATCATGACGGAGAGTTTGCCAATGGTTTGCTAGATGATTTATTAAGAGGAGGATTTAAGGGTTATTGGTCTATGAATGATAGAGAACTCACTGAGGAAATAGTTATTCAATTAGAATCAATTTATGACACTGTGGAGGAAAACCAATGAAGACTCAGATTTTAACTTTATCTATTACAGTAGATGACGATTACAAATTACCTAGTGAATGGGACTGGCAAAATTTGCTAGATCTATTACCTAATGAATCAGTGGAAATTATTGACATACAAAAAGAAAAGGAATAATTATGGACGCAATAACAGAAAAGCAAAAAAGCTTGATTGTCAATAACATTATCAAAGCTTGCGACGATATACATAAGCTTAATGGGACTGGCTATAAATTTATCTATCTGGCTTCAGGGTTTATTGCTCACTACAATATAGAGGGTTTTAAAGCGAATTATGATCTCGTTGACTGTGGATATAGTTTAGCGGACGCAATTTTAGCGAATGAGTCCGCCAATAAATTCAATAATTTTAGGGAAGGGGATCAGAATTACCACTACTATAAAAGTAAAGCCGATATCTATCAACGTATTTGTAGTAAGTTACGCAATAAAGCATTAAACCTATATAACACTTAAAAGGATCTATCATGGAAAATAATCTAGCAATTAAACTGTTAAACAGTAACGGGAAAATAATCACTGTTACATTCTTAAAAAAGGACGGATCTATCAGGGTAATGAATTGCCGCCTAGGTGTCACAAAACACTTAAAAGGCGGCTCTAGCACGTTAGATCCTGAAAAGTATATCACTGTATACGATCTAAAAAGCGAAGGATATAGAGCCATTGCGAAGGATCAAATTCTAGCTATCAAAGGGGCATAATATGAGTGAACTAATTTATCCGGTAAAAATTGCTAAGGGCAATAAAACCTATATTATGCGAACTATTGGGGAGTGTTTACAAATGGGACTCACTCATATGTCAATCGAATTCGAAGGATCTAGTATAGATCTCAAATGGATCCAGCCAGATAAGCGTTATATTGGCTTCGGATCTATCGGAGATATACAAGGGGACGATATAGCCAAGGAATTAAACACTATCTATAGCGGCTTAAAACAATCAACGCAATTCATTGCGGATCATTTTAAATATATCAAAATAGGATAACTTATGAAGCTTATGATTGAAATAAACCTAGACAATGAAGCTTATCAAGATTTAGGTTACGAACTAGGACGCAATTTAGACTGGATCATAAGTGAAATTGGCTTAGGGTCAACTAAGGGTAAGGTGCGAGATTATAACGGCAATACTACCGGACAATGGGAAATTCATAGAGAAGCGGATACATGCCCAAAATTTGAGCCAGCGGAGGAGCACTATGAATAAAGCATGCAAATGCGATCCTTACTATACTTGTAAAGCTTGCCGACGTGCTAACATATACACTTATGAGGAAATTGGCACTATGTTAGGTATCAGCCATCAGGCTGTATGGGAGATTGAAAAAAAAGCTATACGCAAGTTTAAAAACAATCTACAATTACTAGGATACAATTCATTAGAGGAGATACTATGACTATGAATATGCACGATAGATACTATGAGCCGGCGGACGACGATTATGAGGATATGGACGGATATATCGAAGACTATACAAAGTTTGAAATGCGAAAAGGTGGAGATCTTGACCCTATGGAGCCGTCTAATTTTGCTGAAGCCGTTAGCGAATGCGGATTACCGGAAGAGCTGGAGAGCTGGGAAGACGCAAACGAAGATCAACGAGCACAAGTTATTGAATACTGGGAAGGTGTCGCAAGATACCTAGGTGAAGAGTCTTATTTTGCTAATTTATAAGGATTTCACATTATGAAATATGAAAGCAATTACTATTGCAACGGATTCGGCTTTGACTGTTACGAGGAAGCAGCTCGTTATGCTGATTTTCTACTCAAATGGAAGCGTATATATAAATGCGTCTTTACTAAAGCAGAAATGAATTCCATGAAGGAAGAGGACGTCAAAGCCTGTTTTGACTTTAAGAAAACAAAGCGTATGGGAGACGATAACGAACCAAGTGAAGGGTAGACATCAAGTGCAGTAAGAAAACGGCTAAAAACCGCCTTAAAATCGATTTAAAAGGATTATATTATGAGATGCTATTGTTGCAATAAAGCGTTGTCCGATTATGAAGCGACACGTAAAAGCGTAACGACTGGTAATTTTCTAGATATGTGCAATAAGTGTTATGGCTCTATTTCTAGTGAAGTGTTAGCCGTTGAACGAACAGACCTACGGCATGAAGACGAAGATGATGAATTTCACAATGTGGAAAAAGAGGATTATTTCACTATGTGGGAAGACAAACCTTTAACAGACTAAAATTTAGCACTATAATACTATGGAGTAAGACACTAAGGATGTATTACTTATATGTTATAACTATTATTGTTATAACTATATATGTCTTAACTTATAAGTATAGTAGGGCTTCACTAAAAACGGAGAACAACACTATGAACGAAGACAGATTCACCTCACAGAATGCTTGGTATCATTTTGTCCTAGATGACATTGTGGACGCTATCAGGATGCATGGCTATGACGTCGTTATGACTGATATTGTCCAGCGATATAACTCAACACTTACTCACGTGGAGCATTTCCATGAATGACGACAAATACGTATTGCTATGCGAGAAGTGCTCTAAAGATATTGGTATCACAACGGAAGAGCTAAGTAACGCTATCATGCTCCCTAAGCCACTAACGAATGACGAGATCGTCAAAGCCTATGCAGATATGGAAGGCATGGGAATTATTGATTTTGCTAGGACGTTAGAAAAGATACATGGGATCCTATGACGAGTCAATTTATAAAACACATACAATGCACCAAGTGTGGGTCGAGTGATGGTAATTCACTCTATGACGACGGACACGAATACTGTCACGTATGTCAAACCTATATCACTGGTGAAGGTGAAGTAACTAAACAGAAAATAAAACCTATGCGGAATTTTACAAATTATGACAATCTTTCTAGCAGTGCTATCAGTGATCGTGGCATTACTTACAATACTACGTTAGCCTATGGAGTCAAACAAGATGATAAGAATCATTATTATCCTTACTATGATGCTGACAATGCCATGGCTGGTATCAAGGTGCGTGGTGTCGCAGATAAATCCTTCAGTATTCAAGGTGACTGGAAAGCCACTACCTTATTTGGACAACACAAGTTCGCTAAGGGAGGACGCAACGTAACCATTCATGAAGGCGAATTAGACGCTCTGGCTGGCTTTCAGATGGCTGGGAGTAAGTATCCTCACGTCTCTGTTAAAAATGGAGCCAGTGCTGCTTTAAAGGACTGCAAAGCACAGTATGAATGGCTTGATAGCTTTGAGACAATCTACTTGTCCTTTGATAGTGATGAAGCCGGTCAAAAAGCAGTCAATGAAGTGGCGGAACTATTCGGCTCCAAGTGCAAAATCATTAAACACTTAACAGGATACAAAGATGCTTGCGACTATCTCAAAGGTGGAAAGAGTTCTGAGTATGTTAACTTATGGTGGTCAGCAGAACAATGGACACCGGACGGAATCATTGCCGGATCGTCACTATGGGAAGAGGTCACAAAGCCAGTCGAGCAGTCACTCGCATTGTATCCATGGGCAGGAGTCAATGAACTCACTTATGGAATTAGACCTGCTGAACTCATCACAGTTACTGCTGGCTCAGGTCTTGGAAAGTCACAATTCCTTAGAGAGATTCTTTGGCACTTGCTTAAGACAACAGACGGACGTATAGGATGTATGTTTATGGAAGAGTCAGTCAGTAAGACTGCTAAATCCATTATGTCGCTATATGCCAACAAACCACTACACTTGCCTAGCACACAAGTATCACACGAGGAATTAAAAGATGCTTTCGACAATACACTGGCTACTGATCGCCTATTCTTTTGGGATAACTTTGGCAGCACTGATATTGATAATGTCATTAACCGCATTCGTTACTTCGCTAAGGCATCCGATTGCAAGTATGTATTTCTTGATCACATTAGTATGGTTGTTAGTGCTCAGTCAAATGGTGATGAACGTAAGAGTATTGATGAGCTTATGACTAAGCTTCGGATGCTAGTGCAAGAGACTGGTATATGCTTGATTGCAGTATCACACCTAAAGCGTCCAGAGTCCAAAGGACACGAGGAAGGTGCTGCAACGTCATTATCACAATTGCGTGGCTCAGGAAGCATTGCTCAGCTATCTGACATTGTTATCGGTTTAGTTCGTAATGCACAAGCAGAAGATCCGATTGAACGTAACACGACACGTGTAAGTATACTTAAGAATCGCTTTGCTGGACTCACCAGTCCACACTGTGCAAGTTTGCTCTACAATCGTGATACAGGTCGTATGCTGGAGATGTCAAATGAACTTTAAAATCGTGTGTATAGTGTGTATAGCTTTGTTTATTGGTGCTTATGGAATGAAGATCTATTATGACATTCAGTTTTTAGACTGTCACGATTTCACCAGTAAGCATACTATATGGAAAGGATTTCTTGCCAGAGATCTTAGCGGAGACGTGAGATGTTTTTGGTTAGAACAGTCTTACCCTAATAGGATTCGTCAAGGAGTGCCAATACAATGATAGGTAATAGCGATAGTGATTATTCAAAACGAATTAAAACAATTAAAAATGATGGTGAGTATTTATTTGAAAAATATTGTAATCAAAAACAACACTCTTTTAATCGTTTAGGATTTGATGAAAACGAAAAAAATGTAGATAAATATTGGAGGTTAAATAAATTCTTACGAAATTTGCCGGATTATATTGTAAATACAAAAACTAAAACTTTTGTAGTTTCAGTTAAAGGAACAGATAATTTTAAACAAAAAGAATTTGAAATGATGGCTGAACTTTCTAAATTTATAAACTCTGAAGAAGCTCCTTGGATTTATGCTTTTTGTTTTAAAGAAGAAGAGTCTCCAATTTGGTTATACCCAAAACAAGTGGTAGAATTGTATGAAAAGGCAGTAGATGAAAAATGGCACGATGGAGTTGTTTATAGAAATTTAAACATTAGGAAAAAGAAATGAGTTTTACTATCACTACGTATGATGGAATGAGAGTAGATCAGTGGTTTAGCTCAGTAGATGAGCTACTCAAGTCTATGTTGGCTAACCCTAAAGATAGGTATTGGCGAAATGGTTAAATCACCTTGTATAGGAAAATGTAACTACAACTCTACATTAGAAAAATGTAATGACTGTAATAGAACTAAAGAAGAAATCAGCACATGGTATATTATGACTGACGATGAGAAGTTAAACGTAATTGAAAGGATATCAAATGAAAACTGTAATGGTAAGTAGTTTATTATTTGTAGCTACATTATGTAGTGCCCAAACGACAACGTATGAAAATAGCCCTTATAACTATAAGAATAGTCCTTATAACTATGAGAACTCGCCATATAATTATCAAAACAGTCCCTATAATTACAATAATAGTTCAGTAAACCCTAATGCAGCAAACGCAATTTATGATGATAAAGGTCGTCGTATTGGCTATAAAACTGAATCAAATCAAGGCACTACAAACTATTATAGCAACGATGGGACACGTAGAGGATATAGTAGAAAATGAAGTGGACAGGCACAGTCCTATGCCTTGTGGGAATTGCTCTCACAAGTCTTAACATATTCCCTTTAAATCTTTGGTTTGGTTTAATCGGAAGTGGACTATGGACCATTGCCGGACTAAGACAGAAAGACTATGCTTTATTCATGGTTGAGTTTGTTGCAGTGCTGATGTATTTTTATGGTATAATTAGATTATGAAAATAGTCCTTGACATCGAAACTAATAGCACACACGACAAGATTTGGATGTGTGTTACTCGTGACATTGAAACAGATGAGGTAAAGGTATGGAAAGCAGCAAATGGATTACAAAAGTATTTGGAAGTTTGCGATTTGATTATCATGCACAACGGAATAAACTTCGATGCACCAGTACTGAGAAAGAACTGGAACGTCACGATGAAGTTGAGCCAAGTGTACGATACGCTCGTAGCAAGCAGACTTCTAAATCCAAGCCTAGAGAACGGACATAGTCTCGAAGCGTGGGGTAGTCGTCTTGGATATGCTAAGGGAGACTTTAGCGACTGGGATAGTGGTTATTCAAAAGAGATGGAACAGTATTGTATACAAGATACTTTAGTAACAAAAGAATTGTATATATATCTTATAACAGCATTTTGTATTAATAACTTTTCACAAAGGAGTATAGATCTTGAGCACAATGTACAAGCGATCATTACAAAGCAAGAAGAAAATGGGTTCAAACTCGATGAAGTCAAAGCTTTACAGTTACTGGCTTTACTTAAAACTAAGCTGGACGCTATTCACCTTGAAATGGCTACCATCTTTCCAGACAAAGTCACCACTGGACGAGTTCACAAAACGAGTGGCAAAGCCCTCAAAGACATCGTCGAGCCGTTCAACCCCGGCAGCCGTAAACAAATCGCAGAAAGACTCATCGAAAAAGGCTGGAAACCCAAAAAGCACACCGAAAAAGGTAGCGTCATCGTCGACGAAGCCGTCCTCGAAACGCTCGACTACCCCGAAGCGAAAGCCATCGCAGAATACATGATGCTTCAAAAGCGAATAGCTCAGATTGAGTCTTGGCTAGATGCTATTGGAGTTGATGGTAGAGTGCATGGTAGAGTCATTACCAATGGTGCTGTGACTGGTCGTATGACACACATGAGTCCTAACATGGCTCAAGTGCCTAACAGTGGCAGCCCTTATGGAATGGATTGTCGTGAATTATGGACTGTTGAGAAAGGCAATAAGTTAGTCGGTATTGATGCTTCTGGTTTAGAACTTCGTATGCTGGCTCACTATATGAATGATAATGCGTATACTACTGAAGTCGTATCGGGTGACATCCACACCACAAACCAAAAAGCTGCTGGACTTGAAACGAGGAATCAGGCTAAAACGTTTATATATGCCTTTCTCTATGGTGCAGGAAGTGCCAAGATCGGGACAGTTGTTGGTGGTTCGGCGAAAGAAGGACAAAGGCTCATTGATTCTTTTTTACGCAACACACCGAAGCTGCAAGAGTTACGGCAAAAGGTTAGTAGGATCTATTCTACAAAAGAAACGCTACCGGGTCTTGATGGAAGGCAGTTACTTTGTAGGTCGGAGCATTCAGCCGTTAACACGCTTTTGCAAGGTGCAGGTGCGATTGTCATGAAGCAAGCTTTGGTAATCTTTGATCGTAAATTAAAAAAGATTAAGATGCCTTACAAGTTTGTTGCTAACGTCCACGATGAATGGCAGATAGAAGTACCTGAAACGTTTTCAGAGCAAGTTGGAAGACTTGGTGTTGAATCGATTGAGGAAGCAGGACAGGTGTTGGAGATGCGTTGTCCTCTGACTGGTGAATACAAAGTAGGAAACAATTGGAAGGAAACACACTAATGGATGAAATCAGACAAGCAGTTTTAATTCTTTTACGTCAAGGTGTAACAATGCAACAAATTCACTTGGATTTAACCGCAGTCATTAAAGAATTACAAAATTCAGGTGTATATATGCAAGCTATTCGTGAACAGGATTTTAGACCATGAGTCTATTTGATGAACTACCTAAAGAGTTTGTCCCATTAGCAGTATTGGGAGAAATTAACGGATACTTGCACGTCTATTCTGGTCTAGATGACGATACTCTTTTAGCTATTATTGACATGGCAGGACAGGCAATTGAAGACAGGCAATATGATGTAAATACAACAGTTTTGCAGTAAAATGTAGCATATGTTGCACAAATGTAGTATAATAACGAAGCAGTATTTACTAACCTAATTAAGGATATGATATGAACAAATCAGTGACAATTAAAGGCGAGTTATTTTGGACTCGTGATATGAACAACTTTAACACTAAATTTAATCCAGATAACACCAAGTATCAATGCACTATCAGTAATATCAACGATGCTGACGCTAAGAAATTAGAAAGTTTAGGCATTAAGATTAAGCACAAAGATACACAAGGAAAGTTTATTGTCGGTAAAAGCAATTACTTGTTTACACCTTTTGATGCGAAAGGTAAGCCAGTTGAGATTGATCCTTTAGGCAACGGATCAAAAGTTACTGCCGAAGTAAGTTCTTATGAACACCGAATGACACCGGCTCATGGCATGGCTCCTTCAATCAAAAAGCTTACAGTGAATGAAGTTGTTACTTACAACCCTGAAGCAGTAGCCGAGTTAGACGACGTTCTGTAATGCGGGCTTTAATCGATGCTGATTCTCTAGTATACGCTATCGGCTTCTCCAGTGAAGACATTGAAGAGCCGTTAGCGAAATGGAGAATGAATGAAGCTGTCGATACTATTCTTTCTGATGTAGGAGCAGACTGTTACTTTGGATGGTTAACGGGTAAAGGAAACTTCCGTAACGACATAGCAAAGACTGCTCCTTACAAAGGAACTCGTGTAACTCCAAAACCTGCTCATTATCAAGCCTTACGAGAACACCTACAGGTCAAGTATGGTTTTATGATGACAAAGGATATAGAAGCTGACGATGCTGTTGCAATAGCTTGTTATGCTATCCCTGAAGATGAAATGATTATGGTGCATATTGATAAAGACCTTAATCAACTTCGTGGCTGGCATTATAACTATCGTAAAAAAGAAAAGTATTACGTTACAGAATTCGAAGGCTTACATAGTTTTTATATTCAGATGTTAACAGGAGATCGAATTGACAACATTATTGGTCTTAAGGGTATTGGTCCCGTTAAAGCAAAAAGGATACTTGAAGAATGTCAAACAGAAAACGAAATGTATCTTGCTGTCCTCGAAGCCTACAAGGGCGACGAAAGCCGAGTGCTGGAAAACGGGCAGCTACTGTGGCTCCAGCGAAGCCACGGACAGTTATGGACACCGCCAAAA